AGGTGTTGACTACCTGTTCCTTGATGAGGCACAAGACTTGTCACCACTACAGTGGGATATCATAGACCACATAAGCCAAGAGGTTAAGGACGTAGTAATCGTTGGTGATGACAAGCAGAGTATCTTTAAGTTTGCTGGCGGTGACCCCAAGTCTTTGATTGACAAGGAAGGCACAAGGATTGTTCTCGACACATCCTACCGACTACCCAAGAACGTGCTGGAGTACGCTGAGCAGGTAGCAGACAGGATAACAGAGAAGCAGGACTACACAGTTAAACCGTACAAAGACAACAGCGATGGCTTAGTTGCTAAGATACGTAGCGTTGATGACCTCAATCTAAACGAAGGCACTTGGTTCTTCCTGTGTCGTAACAAAGCTATGATGCCTGTCTTTGAACAGTACCTAACTAAGAAACAAATCCTGTTTGTTTCCAGTAGTAGTACATCCCTGTTCAATGAGAAACAATTATTCTTTATCAAGATGTGGGAACAACTACGTCGAGGTTACAGGTTCAAGGCTTCATTCATCAAGGAACTGTACCGTGACTACCTACCATCAGGCACAGCCGTAGCTCGTGGTTCTAAAGTTCTTATGGACACCATGCCCGACAACGAGATGTTTGACAAAGAAACTCTCATCGACCAGTTCGGTCTCAAGACCTTAGCCAAGTGGGACACAGTCTTTAAACTACCTGATACAACTAAACGTATCTTACTTAAAGCAGAGACTGAAGGACGACTTGACAAAGCTAACAACGTTGAAGTTAATACGATACACTCATCCAAAGGTAGAGAGGCAGACAATGTGGTAGTATTGCCTGACATGACTCATACTACCTACCAACAATACAGTAACGATCCCAACAACGAACACCGTGTATTCTACGTAGCTTGCACTCGTGCAAAGAAGAACTTGTATCTTCACTACCCAGTAACAGCACGGTTCTATCCCCTCCCATGATATACAAAACCAAACCATTCAAGCATCAGGAAGATGCAGTCAAGCGTTTCGTAGACAAACCATACGGTGCTTTGTTCTGCGAGATGGGTACAGGTAAGACTAAGATAGTCTTGGACATTGTCCAGAATGCAGAAGACACAGTAGATGTGGTTGTCATTGCACCCAACGGACTACACCACAACTGGGGTATCAATGAGATACCCACACACTGCGTCAAAGATGTAGATGTGTACTGTTGGCGTGGACCAATCAAGACACGTAAAGCACAGCAGGAGTTCAATCGGTTTATGTCCAGCGACAAGGGTCGCATCCTACTTATTAACGTAGAAGCTTTGCGTACATCAGCAGGCTTTGACACAGCTGACCAATTCCTTGACTCCTGCAATCACGAAGTTCACATGATTGTTGACGAGTCAACCTGTATTAAGAACCCCAAAGCTATGCAGACCAAGCGTGTGCTTAAGCTCTCACTCAAAGCCAACTGCAAATGGATACTCAACGGAACACCTATCACACAAAGCCCTCTAGATTTATTTTCTCAGTGCAAGTTTCTACACAGAAACGCTCTGCCTTACAATACATATACAGCGTTCAAGCACGCCTTCGCAGTTGAGACTACGATGACAATGGGTAGCCGTTCGTTCCGTAAGATTATCGGCTATCAGAACCTTGACACCCTGACCAAACTACTGGAACCATTCAGCCTACGTATTGAGAAGAAGGATTGTTTGGACTTGCCAGACAAAGTCTTTACCCAACTGGCTGTAGAACTTACACCTCAACAAGCACGGCTGTACAAGAGTATGAAAGATGACTGCTTGGCTATGCTTGAGGGCGGTGAGCTGGTCACAACTACGCTGGCACTAACCCGCATAGTTAAGCTACACCAGATACTAACAGGTTTCATCAGCGACGACGACGGCACAGAACACGCCATTGATAACAACAGGATAGCTGCTCTCATGCAAATTGCAGAGACTACCCAGCCTTTGGTTGTGTTCTGTGCTTATCGTCACAACGTAGCCAGTATCTGCGAAGCCCTGTCCAACAAGTACGGAGCAGACAAAGTCGTAGCATTCAGCGGTGACGTAAGTACACCCGCACGTAACGAGGCTGTGGCTAGGTTTCAGAACGGTGAAGCTGACTTCTTTATTGCTACCTCAGCAGCAGCCAAAGGTTTGACATTACACCGTGCATCTACAATGGTATATTATTCAAACAATTACAGCCTTGAAACTAGACTCCAGAGCCAAGACCGTATCCACCGCATCGGACAGGACAGCAAATGTACCTACATTGACTTGGTCGTGCCTAACACAATCGACCAAGCAATCCTAGACAGACTTAAACAAAAGAAAGAACTGTCCAGTATGGTACTGGACGACCTAATAGAAATAATAAAATGAGTATACCCGCAACCAATCGTCCCCTGTTCCATCAATCTTCTGAGCACATTCTTACCCGAGCCTTGAACTCAATGACTCTGGCTTGTGATGCCCTAACAAAAGAGAAGTCTCAACTAAACAGTCAAGTAAAAGACCTTGAAGCAGAAGTAACCCACCTCAAAGATAAACTCATAACAAACAGAGTATGAAAAAAGTAGACGTAGTCCGACAGTATATAGAGAAGTTCCCTGAGCATGGCAACAGAACCCTAGCTCAAGTAATCCTCAAAGACAGCCCCAACCTCTACCCCACGCTAGATGCAGCACGTTCTGCTGTACGCTACGCTCGTGGCAACATGGGCAATACAGAACGTAAACGTGCAACACATCCACGCCCTAATGGTAAGGCTGGTGAGTACAAGATACCCAAGTCCCTAACCTCCAAGAGACGTATCGTTCGTATACCTGACGGCAAGACACTACTTCTATCCGATATCCATTTACCCTATCACGATGTCGAGGCACTTGAGTGTGCCTTGGAACATGGAAGCGACGCCGATAACATCGTACTCAATGGTGATACTGTAGACTTCTACGCCACTAGTCGCTGGGAATCAGACCCCAATAGCCGTGACCTCGCTGGAGAATTGCAAGCAAGTCGTCAGTTCCTGATGCACCTGCGTGAGCGGTTCCCCACTGCCAACATCTTCTTTAAGGTTGGCAACCACGAGGAACGCTGGGAAAAGTTCCTATGGCGTAAAGCCCCTGAAGTCTGCGGTGTCCCTGACTTTAAACTGGAGAAACTACTCCGCTTTGAAGACCTTGACATCCAAGAGATTGGCGGTCGTCAACTAACCAAAGCTGGTGGACTGTGGCTACTGCACGGTCACGAGTTCTTCAACACCTTTGACCCTGTCAATTTTGCTCGCACCTTGCAAGTAAAGACTGGTGTCTGCACAATCGCTGGTCACAAGCACAAGACCAGCCAACACTCAGTCAAATCTATGGACGGTGATACCATCGCCTGTTGGTCGGTCGGTTGCCTATGTGACCTTGAGCCTGACTACATGCCAGTCAACCAATGGAACTTAGGCTTTGCTGAGATTACCCACAAGGGTAAACAGTTTGAAGTTAACAACTACCGCATCATTGACGGAGTTGCTTATCGTTAAGCTACTGTAAAATAGCCGCCAGTATACCGAGTGTCTCCATATGTAGAATATCTGTAGAAATAAACTATAAGAGCCTTAGTACCAGACTGTGTAAAGTTAAAGCTTAACGACCGTGTTATAATACTAGACGGAGGATTAGCAGTATTAGTGTACCTTGCCAAGTTTGGGTAGCCAGTACCTGATGTAAAATAGTCGTATTCTGCAATAACTACATCAAATCTAGTTCCCCTCCAAGTAAACCCTGTAACTGTAACCCCTTCTGGTATCTCTACTATTGCATAGGCTCTACTAAAGCCCAGATAAATACTTGCACCATAACCATAAACCCAAGAAGTCAACGTAGTCTTGTTGTTGGACATATTAGCTTGAAATAAATCATCGGTGTGGGCGAATTTAGATATTGGAACAGGTATTTTGCTAATAGCAGAACTTGTATCCACATAGTCCTTAACAGCAGCACTTGTAGGAATAGTGTCGTCGTTGTCGTTCAGGGCAATCTGGTCAGCCTCCGTTACAAGGGCTGACCCTGCAAGGTTTGTTAAGTCAAGATTGTTAACGGCTGTATAAACACCTCCGCTAGTAACCATATTTTCGCTAATAGGTCGTGGTGAAGTATCAGCATTGTGTACCTTGCCAATGGCAGCATCAATGTCAAAACCTATGTTTGTTAAAGGGTATGTGCTCATAATCGTTAAGCTAGTTTTTTCAATCTAGCAAACTTAGTGTTGTCCATTGCATCTATTGTTATAGTATACGACTCGTTTTTAGCTATTGGAACCACCATATGCATATAGTCGCTGTAAGATGTACTAGTTTGTATGTTTGAATACTGAAAAAGTACTCCACCCACAGTAACACTTATTGACCCTACTGAATATGAAGTTCCAAAAGGTCGAAAAGAACCAGCACGACCCGATGCAATTATAAAACCAGAGTCAGAAGCAGTGCCTGAAACTGTCTGAATACTCTCATATCGGTCTCCGTCATCTGAAAGTAAAGTAGTAAACCCTGCTTGCATAACAGAAGCATTGTCATCTACATAATCCTTAACAGCAGCACTTGTAGGAATGGTGTCGTCGTTGTCGTTCAGGGCAATCTGGTCGGACTCCGTTACAAGAGCTGAGCTTGCAATATTTGATAGGTCAAGATTGTTAACGGCTGTGTAAACACCACCGCTAGTGATCATGTTAGCGCTAATAGGTCGTGGTGAACTATCTGCATTGTGTACTTTGTTTAGTGCTGAGTCAATGTTAGCACCTACTAGTGATAGTGGATAGTCAGACATTTAGCATTTCCATTTGCGAAGAGCCAGAGCTTTGCGGGTCGGACGACCCTTGGAATCCTTCATTGGTCCCTTGACTCCAGACATACGAGCACAAAAGGACTTACGACGACCCGCTGCTTTACTACCCTTCGGTGCTTTACCAGTAACAGGGGGCTTTAGGTTAGCTCCCTCCTTACGTTTAAAGTACCGACGACCAGCAGCAGTTAGACCACCTGTCTTACTCTTGTGTTCCTTCCTCATTATTTACTGTATTTAATTTTCTTACCCTTCTTTTTAGCAGCAGCTTTCGCCATTGCAATTCCTTTTGGGGTGTATGAGTATTTTTTTCCGTTTACGTTAGGCATTATTTGTTTCTCCTTATTGATTTTACACGCTTAGGTTTGCCTGCTGGCTGACCCATACGTTTCTTCTGTGAAATTCTAGAACGTTTTTGGCTTGCTGTAATCTCTCCAGCAGTAGCAGGAGTCTTTGAGCTGACACGTTTGGAGGGTCTGCAATAGGGCGTTCCTCGCTTTTCTCCCTGTTGTCGTCCGCAAGGCTTTCCCGACCGCACATCGACCCATTTCTCCTTGAACCATCTCTTGAGGGCTGCGCCCTTTGCTGTCTTCCGTACTGCCATTCACTTCTTAGCTTTGAGTTTTCTACGAGGACCACCTGCCTTACGGCATTTGGCAATTGCCCCACTTGCATAGGCAGATGGGAACACTTTATACTGTGCTTTCACTTTACGATAACAGGCGTCTTTAGGCATTACTTAACTTGGGATGAGCCAAAGTAGAATCCTACAATGGCGAGTGCGGTTTGTCTGACTTCGGGAAGTATAACGTATCCAGTGACGGTCTCCCACTTAGCTCCTTTGATAAGACCAAAGAAGAAGCTGGTGTCCTGCTGGATAGATACTCCCAAGTCTGTGAAAGCGATGATGAATGGTGCAGCTATTACTGCAAACATTGTACTAACGACAATAAAGCGACGGATCCAAGCACCACTCGCACCACCACGTTGAGCAGCAGCATCAGCACTTTCATCCGCTGTCTGCTGTTTCTTGATTGTTTGTTCAAAGAGTCGTGCTTGGTTTTGTGCTTGCTGTGCTAGGAACTTCATTACGAAGCCTGATACGCCACCTCCAAGCATTGCTATAAGTTCGGGTGTCATTTACGTAACTCCTTGATTACCTTGACTGCTGATGCCGTCATGTAGACAAATGTCGCTACACCTACACAGAAGCCCAATATCTCGTTGACAGGGGTGAGCCCGATGGTGGCAAAGAAACCACTAACACCCACTACGCTTCTGTATATGATGTCCTCCATTGTGTTATGGGGCTATGGGAAACTCTACTTCGCCATTCTCGTCGACGTTGTCGGTGATGTCACGAAGAGCCTGACGATAAGCTGCCCAAGCTGCTCGTTTGTCTTCAGATAACGAGGAGTCGTTTAACTGTGTCCAGTCGGAATCAGCCAACAGTTGGTCGCGCTCTGGTCGAATAGCTTCTTTAATTAATTCTGGGTCTTCAGTCCACAGCTTAGTCTTAAGTGGAACTAAGGCTCCGTCCACGAAACACAACGGCTGGCTCGAATCAAGAACTTGGTCAGCCTGTTCGTCGGTAATCTCAACGACTGACTGACCGTCCACGGCTAGTTCATACTCCGTATCCGCTGTTGCTGTGATAGTACCTCTTGGGGTAGTTGATGCATATTTCATAGTTCGTTTATCCAGTTGAATTTTTGGTTAAGCTGTTCTGAAAGTTGGCGACCGAGTATCTCGTGCCAGTCGTTCTTTAAAGGTTTGACTTCTTTACGAATAACGTGGTCTCCGTAAGGAAAACCAATGTCGTGTTCTTTTGTGTACTGCTCTACATTGGAAGTGTTGTGGATGAAGGGTTCTTCTCCCAAGTACTCCCATACAGCGTTCATTACTTCTTGAGGATTTGATGTTAAGTCGTCAGCGTGGACGAACATAAGCTTGTCACCAAAGCGTTCCTTGGCTTCATACAATCTTTCGATTGCGATACCAATAGGGGGAGTCTGCAACCACCCATTGACACGTTTTTCAATCGTTGTCCAGTTTGCAGGGCTCTGTTGCTCAGCAGCACTAAACACTTGAGGGTGCTGTCGACGTTTCTTCTCCATACTGGACAAGATACCTCGGATGTCTCGAACAGGTACAAGAACCTTAGCGTCCTTCCATACCTTGTATAGTTGGTCTAGATGACCAATCCAAGAACGGCTTTTGTCGATGACGACAGGTCTGTCTGTAATACTGTTGTAAGCATTATCGCATCCAGCCCTAACGAAGTCCAGATACATAGGCTCAAGGACATGCTTCATATCCACCGCCTTAGCCTCTTCGGTCTGAAAGACCTGTCGAGCAATATAACCCATTTCGTGCAAGGCACTAGTAGGCGAGGCGTGAACCCGTGGGTTCTGTGCAAGGAGGTTGCACAACAATGTTGAACAAGAGCGTGGAAGCCCAGAGACGAAGTGTAATTGTTTACTCATGAAGTAAGTTAAAAACTACATCTTTATTAGTGTCAACCTCTATATGTCTTACAAGTCAAAGACAACAGTCTTACCTTCAATACTTGCGGGGTATCCAGTAGCTCCAGTCGGAACGTGAATTTCAGTCAAGCTATTAACTTGGAAGAAGACGTTGCTTCCAAAGGTAGGAGCTGTCGTTGCTAAGATGTTCAGCGTTGAAAGCGAAGATGCGTAGTAGAACGCATAAGAACCAATCGAGGTTACTGTTGCGGGTAATGTACACGATGTCATAGCAGTAGCATTGCTGAATGTACTAGATCCAAGTGAGGTTACACCACTATGAACGGTAATAGCTCCTGCCATAGCAGAACACCCATTAAAGCATCCTAAGGGTAGGGCGGTAACCGAGCTAGAAGCACCAAACGGATAACTGGTAAGTTGATTACAACTAGCAAATGCACTTGCACCTACTGTTGTCACACTGTCTGGAACCGATATGGTTGAAGCTTGCATGCTTTGAAAAGCAGAAGCTCCAATCGAAGTCAGAGAACTTGGAAGCGTAATGCTTGTAATAGGTACAGAGGTCAACGCTTTATCCCCTATGGAAGTAACCCCGCTGGGGATTGAAATCGTCGTCGTCGAATCAGCCACAGTATAAAACGTTGTTCCGTCCTTACTTAAAACCTGATTGTTTTCGGACTTAAGGTTTGGATTATCCGTCGAAACTGTCAAACTTGTTATGGTATTAGCTGTCGAAGAAAACGTAGAACCATTCACCGCAGTAAGTCCAGCCCCAATCGAAACAGATGTCATTGCGTTTTGGCTGAAGCAGTTGTCACCGATTGTTGTAACACTATCTGGGATGACGACGTTAACAAAGTTGTTGTTCCTGAACGCTGCACCACCAATGGACGTGATGTTATCTGGGATGTCGATTGAGGCAAGCTCGTTACTAGAGAAACAACTATTCGGAATGGAAGTTAAGCCTGTTCCAAGTTTAACAGTATCCAAATCACAGTTGTTGAAACAGCTAATACCGAGTGACGTGACGCTGTTTGGGATTGTGATTTCGGTCAAATTACTACAAAAGGTGAAAGCATTATCGCCTATTGAGGTTAAGTTGCTTGATAACACAGCCGTGTCCAGTAACTGACAGAAGTAAAAAGAATTAGTTCCAACCGTAGTTACACTACTACCCATGTAAACAGACTGCACACTACCATAAGCAAACCCGCTGGAGTTAGTAATGGAACTCAGATTACGGTTTCGTTCAGTACCATTAGACAGGAAGTCTGTAGTGAAGGGGTAGTTAGTTGAACCAGCGGAGTGACCGATGTCAGCCGTGGTAGACGACTTCATCATCGTATCAACTGCTGAAGATACTGTTATGTTTGGCATGATATATTAAGGTTGGAGATAATATGAGGAACCATCTGGCTGAAAGTATGCTGACGTTCCATCAGGTTGTAGGTAAAGAGTGCTAGGTAAGCTATCTTCAGTAATCTTGCTGAAGCTTTTCGAGTATACACCACTAAATCTGCGAATCAACCCAAGCATTATGCGTAGCCGTTAAGTTGTGTGATTGCTACTTTGGCTGTATCTGACACAGCAATCAGTTTAGCTTCCTTAAACATGCCAGCATACAACAGGTAATCACGTCCACTGCTCAGTATGTGACCGTTACCTGAAGCAGGGGTTGATCCATCAAAGGTGACGTAAACGTCGTTGTCCTGAATGTCTACAAATACAAGGTTGGTGTGTTCGTTAATAGCGGGTGCATTAACAGCAGCTCCAGTAGTAACGCTTAAGTTCGACATGGAGCCAAGGACTCCAATATTTTTGGGTGTGGTGCTCATAGTTTGTTTATATATAGGTTGGTTTATTTGGAGTCAAGTATATCTAGCTGCATTTCGTTAAGGGTTTGTGCCATAGCTTCACCAGCCATACCGTGTAGCCATTGAGGTGGTCCCACTATCTGACCACCAGTCAAGTCTCCGATGCCGTCTGCGAGACCGTCTATGTCTCCTGTGAAACCATCCACCCCAATACCAAAGATTGTTGATGGCATAGGGGCTAGTGCTGATAGTGCTCCCCAATCTTTTACATCAATGGGTACTTCCAGCATACCTAGGATACCTGACTGCTGTACAATTCTGGACACATCAAAGGTTGACAAACCATCTAAGCCGATTGGTTCTCTGCCACGAAGGATGTCCTTGATGACAGTAGCCATATATCCAAATGCCATAGCTCCACCAATATATGCAACAAGGTGTGACATCTTATAAATCATCTCTGGTTTGCCAACACCAAAGTTACCACCAACAAATCTGCGGTGGAGTAGCTTGGACATCCCAGCCATAAACGGCATGTACTGTGTGGCAATACCTGCCATCTCACCTGCTGGTGTACCACGACGGAAGCCGAGAACCATCTGGGCTCGTGTTCCTTGGTCTGGCATGAAGACTGCCTGACGCATGTACTTGGTGATATACTCACGTAGCTTACGCTGCAACTTCTCAGCCTTGATGTTGTTTGGTACAATACGCTGTACTCCGTTAGGGTCTAGCTCAATACTGTCAGCCAGCCTCCCAATCTCAGCGTCGGTAAACCCAAACGCTTTGAGGTTGGTCATCAAATCAGATGAGGGTTTCAGTGAGCCAAGCTCCATTGCCAAGCCACGTGTCAGCACATCAACGTACATCTCTTGGTGGATGGTGGTCAATGCCTCCAATCCATTAAGTCGGAACACAAGCTTGTTGACCTTGTCCAACATACCGCCACCTAACTCTACGTTAGTAAACCGCTTAAGCACAGCGTTGTTGAGTACATCAAAGCCTGCACCAGCACCCAGCCAATACTCTTTCATCTGGGCTTTGTCGTCACCGAATCTCCGAGCGGTAGCTTCCTGCCACGCTTTCAAGAATACTTTCTGGTGTTCAATAAAGTTGATACCCTGCACCTGCAAGGTTGAAGCTGCCAGAGGAATGTCAGTAAGGGATGCAATACCAGCACCAGACATAAACAGGATGTTGCTGAGCTTCCTTACTACGTTACCTTGATTAGCAAGAGATGCGTCCACAGGATTTTCAAGGATGCCTGTCATAGCATCAATGGTTGCCTTAGCACTCTTGTTTGCTACGCCTCTTGCCCCTATACCCTGTAGTGTTTCAGAGAGTAATTGGTTGGGCTTTGTGCCTGCAAGGTTAGCCATCTCAGCAAGAGACCCCAAGCGTTGTATCTGCTGCATCATTAAGAAGCCTACGTTATCGTAGCCACTGAACTCAAGCAGGACATCAGTCGCCACATCTGGTAGGATACGAACCATACGACTACCGAAGTTAGCCTCTAGGTCAAAGACCTGTACGTCATCAGCTACTCTACGTTCTGGGTCAAGGGACTCATACCACTGCTGGATAAACGTTACTGCGTCAAATGGTTGTGGTCGTCCCTTCTCATCAAACAGCACATCACCGTGTGCACGAGAAGTACCTTCAATGTCCATGACTTCAAGCATACGTTTTGTGAACGCCTCTAAGCCCATGTCATAAATAATACCTACGTCCCATTTCTGAGACACACCGCCAAAGTCTGATAGCTTGGAGATGCCCAACCCAGCCTCATTCATCTTAGTAAGAATAAAGGTCTCAGTTGATTGGAGTACATCAAACAATTCTTCAAGTGCTTCAACCTTCTCCCAACTCTTTGGAAGTTTACGATGAAGTAATGCTTGGTGTAGCTGACGGTGGAACTCCATCGACCGTTCTTTCTTGCCCTTACCGAACATCTCGTAACTACGAATCTTGTTCCCATTGAACATATCAATGGTGCTGTCGGGCATAAACAAATCCTGTAGACCGTGACGATAGAGAACATCAAACAATGGCATCACTGCTTCTTGTGCAGCAGACAGCATTTGATTCTCCAGTCCCGCTTGCAGGGGTGTACCCTTACGTTCCTGACCGTCCAAGAGAGAACGAAGATACGCAACCTTCTGCTCCTTGGTCTTAAGGGGTTCAAGCTGACGAAGCAAAGCTTCACGCTTCAAGGCATTACTAAACACAGTACGAGCAGCATCCTGATGGTACTCCTGTACCACTTGGTCCTTAATCACTTCGTGTTCTGCTTCAGGCTTGCCTCTTGTAGCTCGCTTTATTCTGCGGTACAAATCATTGTTCCGCATTGCAATAGCTGTCTTGTTGTAGCTATTGGTGTAAAAGTTACGTAGGTTGTCATACAGTGCAGTGTAGTCTGCTTCTGTAAGTATATCGGATCTTTCAAAATCTTCACCAACAACCTTAGATGTGTATTGTTGTATACGTGATTTGAACTCATCGAACTCAATAAACTCACCAGCATCTGGATCAATGTCCTTCTGTAGCTCATCAATGGGTGTGAGTATCTCATCAAACAAAGCTTCAACCTGAGCACCACGCAGTTCAAGCATAGCTATCAGGTCGCTGTTCAACCTATTCATACGTGCCTGACGTAGCTTCTGGTTGTCGTCGCCAATGGTTTCTTCAGGAGCGTACTCATCCAACCTACGTTCGACAATCGTACGTCCTTCGACTGGTTCTGTGAAAGCAGCATCGGATGCATTCTTCTTTGCCAAACTTATGGCATCCATTATCTTACCGTACCCTAGGCGTTTTTCTCTGCTTACATTGATTATCTCTCCAATGCGACGAGCCAGTTCATTAGGGGTGATGTTGGGGTTGAGCAACTTACGTAGTTCCTTGTCATCAAATATCGTACCCAATCCTTTGGTTTGATACAGCTCCTGTACCCGAGCAAAGATTTGTTGCAGAGATTCTTTAAGCTTAACGAACAAAGGCTTGTTTCGCTTCTGTAGTTCAGCCCAGAACTCACGTTGAGTAATAGCCCATTCCAATGCAACAGATGGTAGCTCTTCACTAATCTTCTGTTCACCACGATAACCACGTCGGTTCTCAATGAACTCCCGCATTGCTGTAGCCAAGTCAGGGCTTTCCTCAATGAGGTTGGTTATCTGTTGCCAAGAGTCAGGGTCAAACTGTTTAAGAACGTGACCTGCTTCGTGTATGATTGTGTCAAAGGGTGTACCACCAGCACCAAGAATAATCTCAGCTCTGTTCAAGTAGATTGCTTGCTCGTTGGGGTCAACGTAGCCAAGGCGGGTTATGCGTTGCTTGTCCCTAGGTGCAGCCTTGATTGGGATTGCCTTACCAAAAATATTGTTGATTACATCAGATGCAAGACGTACCTCTTTGGCGTAAGCCTTCTCATACAGTTTATTAAAACGACGGAGTAGTTTAACACGCTCACGATTTGTCATCTTACCCTGTTCAACAGCAGCCTCAAAAGTAGATACACGCATCTCACGGAGTCTAGCAAACATAGCTGTTGCCTCTTCCTGTGCTGATGCCAAAGCTCCCAGTCTCTTGGGATCCAGCTCTGAAACTCTTTTAACGATAGGCTGCCCTGCTTTAGATTCTGTCTCATCTAATCGACTCTCAAGTATAGGTGAGTCCCGACGAACCTTGTTAACAATGGCTAGGTCATCGGCATCAAGACCACGAAAGTCATTACGTGTAACAGCATCATACACACGAACATAACGCTCACGGTATCTAGAAGACACATCAGACACAGCTATGTCTGGGTTGTTCTTAACCTCTTCAAGCATCTGCTCAGACATTGCCCTAGACATTGTTGCCTGAAGTCCGTTCTCAACATACGTGTCCATTATCTTACGAACCGCAGCAAACTGTTCCACTGACAATTCGTCGAAGCGCACTATACCATCTGTTTGGTAGGCTTGTTGTAGTTGCTCTGTAAGGCTCTCTACTTGTCCAAGAGCCTCTCTGAACGTGGAGCTTTCCCTAAACAAAACAGACGCTGCACCTGCGAAGTCTCCTGTCTCAAGGAAATTATACATAGCTTCAAAGTTCTGAACGTCCGCAGTAGAACGACCAGCCTTTCGGAAGTTAATACCAGCAGCTATTGTACCAAAGAATCCAGCACCCACAGCAGCACCCGCCACAGTATTAATGGCAAAGTCTTGAGCTGTGTAGGACTGCCCTGTGTATCGAGCATCCATGTAATACAGTGGCTCAACCGCAGCATTGCCCAAGAAAGCTTCCTTGGCATACCGACCGTATGTTGCGGTAGCAGCTTTAAATCGTTTACCACGATTCACCGCCATTGCTACGGAGTTGAACTTCCCAACTCTGGCTGCCGAAACTACTCGTCCAAACGGAACTAGATTAGCTGGGTCAAAGAGGTAGGGAGCCATACCACTTACCATGTTGGTCGCACCGTATTCTTGATTTATCTCCAACTCACGCAGGCTGTCGCTGCTGTACTCAAACACTCGTTGTTTAAGCTGTGAGGGTGTGTCGTTCTTAACATCCTCATACTGAAAAGGTATACCCTGTTCGTTCAGTTTGTTGACCTCCTCTTCAGACACTGGCTTCAAGCCTGCCTGCTTATCCAGCTGACCAAGATACCAGTGCTTTACTGGGTTGGCATATGACCCAACCATACCGTCCAAACCAGCCTCAAAAGAAGCAGCAGCACTCTCGCCTCTGCCTCTCATTATTGTACTGTTTAGTCCAGTGGGTGTCCTTAGATGTTCAGGTTCAAAAGAGAATGACATAGTTTAGAATGTTGAAGTAGCTCCGAGCTGTAGTGCCTGCTGTGTTCCTGTTTCGCCAAGGTCGTAGAAGTTACTCTTAAAAATAATTCCCTCGGCGTCAAACCTTCTGGCAATACTAGACACTGGGATAACAACTTGCTTGTTATCCTTGCTAATCAACGGCTCGTAGCTAACTGTGTCTGGATTGTACACTCGAACAGCTATACCTATCTTACCTGACCCATCCTGTGAGTTACCAAAGGTAGAGAAATCCAGATAGGGTATCTGAGCTCCGCTGCGATCTACGTAAACAGCTTCTCGCATAGTATCTGCTAAGTCTTCTTTCTGTACCCGACCAGCTCTAAAATCCTCCGCAAGCTCAGCAAGGTCGCCACCCATTGCAGTGAGCGCATCCAGTTGTGCGTCCTCCCTAAATACAAAATCAAAGGTATCAACCATCTCATCAGAAATCGCTTCAACATACCGCTCAGTAAACATCTGGGGCAGTACCTCGTACATACCTTTGTTCATTACAGCTGTAGGTGGAATTGTCAGACGCTGGTATGCATCGGAGTTGCGAATAGTTCTGAGTGGGGTATCTAAGATTGCAAAGGGGTACTTCGCTTGCAGGTTAACCCTGTCCATAATCTGTTGCGGGATGCGAACACTATGTCCAACAGCAGTCTGCCGTGCAATACCTATGTTGTTTGCAACGAGCTTATCTTCTCTTTCGTAAAATCCCTTACGCAGTCGTTTCTTATTAGCACCAAATGCTGCAAGAAAAGCACTGGGGTCAATACGTTGCTGGTCCATTACATCACGAACCATGCCGTCGATAATACGATCATAGAAACCAACGACATCGTCATTACCTGTCTTCCTTGCAAGTGTCCGCAACTGCTTAAGCTCGGACTCCTCTGTTACAACAACATCAACTATGTCTTCAAAATTAGTTAGAGACGATATCGCTGTTGGGTTGCCTTCGTTCCAAAACTTACTGAACAAAGAAACTGTTTCGTCTACATTAGCCCCACCAGACATAGCAACATGTTCAAGAAAGAAACCTTCCAGCTTCCTATCATTACCATACGTGCCAGTCTTTAGGTTGTGTGCGTGCTGAAGCAACGCCACCTGACCGCCCTGACCTTCACCATTTAATCGCAGTGTGTCAGAAGCGTAGTCCTTTAGCTTTGCTCTGTCTTCTATGTTGAACTCTACCTTAGTCGGAACAACTATCGGTGTAAATGGATAGCCGTGGTTGTTTAAGAATTTCTTCTTATCTATGTAGGTTGTGTGACCAAGCTTCTCAAGAACACTTGTGTCCCCTAACGCCAAACCATCCTTAACAGTTTTAACCGCTCTTTTGATGCGGTCACGAACGTTTGTGAAGCCTCGTGTCCTTGCAAGAAGCCCCTCGTACTCTTTGGGTATTTCAACATCACCCGTCTTTAACGCATTTGATATAGTTAAATGATACGGAGATATGTTGCCTCCTTCGCTTGGAACAAAGAACATAGCTGCATCTCGGGCAGAGCTTAGTTCTTTGTATTCCTTACTTCCTTCCTCGAAAAGGTTGAGGTCGATGTGGTTTGTTTCTCTGAGAAAAGCTACTGCGTCAGCAGCCTCAGTCCCTGTGATAGCTGCCTGTGATAAACCATTAAAGAACCGAGAAGCCTTGTTATCTACTTCCACCTTAAGTTGGTCTAGATACTGTTCCCTCTGTTCGTCTGTTACACTGGAGATAGCTTTGTTGGCATACTTGATTAACTCTTCTGATTTACCAAAGCCATCGAACTGACCCTGACTACGAAGTTCAACGAACTTGTCTCTAATATCTTCTATACGCTCGGTATCAAAGCCAGCCCCAGCTACTGCGGATTCAAATGCGAACACAAGCTTGTCACTCAAGTCCCCTCGGGCTGCGGTCTTTGCTTGCTCACTAGCGAGTGCATCAATGATGTTACTTGAGTACGCATCATTGATTACAGTGAACGTCTGTTCAAGTTGGCTCGTTGGTATGGGCTTACCTGTGTTGTCGTTCGTTACTTTAAAAACAAAATCCTCAACGTCTTGGTTCTGTTTCTTGACCAAAGAAGCACTTATGTAGTGCTGCTTGCGGTGGCGTTCCGCAAAGTCTACCTTTTGGTACAAAGCCTTTGCGTCGGTATGAAACCTAGCGTAACTGTCGGGGTTTGTTACGTCCTGCTCCCCAAAGGTTGCCAATGAGAACTCTGGACTGGATGCATCGTATAATCTAAAGTTTTCTTCAGCTGCATCTATGAACTCCTTACCACCAGATGCGTACGCATCATTGAGTTGATTAGTTGCACCTTCAAGAGCAGTCTTGTAGGAGGAGTAGTTGGCGTAAGCAATCTCTCGGTCGTTGGCTTCCTGCCTTGCTTTCAGTTTAGCTGATGCTTGGCTTATGGATGAAGCAGCTTGAGACAGTGCACCAGCAACCGCAGGGGCGGCACTCTGGTACACAGTGTTGTACCCAAAGACGGATGCGTCTGCGGTGTCCTGCTTGATTGCCCTTGCGTTTACTTTAATTGCCATAGTCTATCTCGATGCGTAGGTGCTTCCTGCCTGAGCAAATGACCCAAGCATACTAGCAGCCCCAGCAACACGAACATTGCCTGCTTGGTTGCGTAGGTCGTTAGCTTGGTTCTGTCCTGCGAACAGTGTGTTGCGAGCACGGATATCACCTTGTTGGTTAATAAGGGTTGACTGGCGATCCAGCTCTCCCATTCGTAAGTAGGAGGAGGTTGTCTCATCAGCTAGCTCACTAACAAAAGACAGTTCCTGCTCAAAGGCGTCGTTCTCTAATGAGTCAAAGAAGTCATTAAAAGTACCACCATAACCAAAGCGTGTCTCAATCTGAGCTAACTCACCCTTAGCCTCCCTACGCATAATCTTCAGGTTTTCTTCACCCTTCTGGATTGTCCGCATTTTGTTGGCAGCTTCAACAGAGTTCTGGAAGTCAACGGTTTGTTGTTCAGCTAGAGCGTTGTTCCTTTCAATAGCTGCGTTGTACTCAGCTTGGTTCTGCACAGCTATGGCGTTGTACTCCATCTGCTTAGCCTGACGCTGAGCACCGATGTACTGTACACCTCCTGATACTGCTGAGATTATTGCTGATGCTATGGCTGCTTCCATTAGTTTAAGTCTGTCTTAGTTATTAATGCTGCAACAGTCAACTCGTTCGGAGTGTCTTGTACGATCTCAGGTATCTTGTCCACACCAAAGTGGGAGCCTGCTACTGGCTTCTCACGATCAAATCCTGTGAACTGAACCTGCTTCTTGGACGCATCTGCTGTCTTATCATCTGTGGACACGAAGCCCTCCAACTCAATAGTTTCTTTGTTGTCACCAACACCGTACTTATAGGTGGAACTGGATATCAGGTATAACCTAGAGGACACAACACGTATCTCATCAGTACCAAAGGATGGTTTATTAGCCCCATCCCATGTGGGGTACATTGGTTGAATCGTACCTGTGTACCTGTATCCAAACACAACACGTATCGGTGTTGAGGAGTTCTGCATTGGTATGCGGATGTATGTTCCATTGGGGTTAACCGTGCCGTAGTAGACACCATCCAGCACTACATCAGGGAACGCTGTAACGGTACTGTCTCGGTACTGCATGTTAACTA